GCTGATCAAACTCCCGTATATTTTTAAGTGGGTTGGGGTAGCTGATTTCGCCAAGCCGTTCCAGCTCATTGAAAAGAGCGCGAAGGAATGCATGTTCACAGTTAATGGTACCCGGTGAGACCTTTAACGATTTATCACTGGTTTTGTATCCATTCTGTATGAGGCCCTGTAAACGCCGATCCCGATAATGTGCCCAATCCTTCGAAGTGATAGCGGCAGCAACGGGGTTCCCCATGCCATTGCAAATAATATTAAGTTTGCCGAGTCGGCCTTTTCTGTCACTTAGCGAGCAACCGTGCAATTTGTACCATAGCTCGATAAGTTCGCTCAGCTTGCGGTTATCCTCTTTCTCAGCCAGCCAGGGTTTAGCCTTCATTTCGTCCTGAGTGTATTGCTCAAAGGCAATGGCTTCAGCTCGGGTCCTGAACTGTCGCCTTACACGTTTGCCATCCCTCCCGTTGAGATAGCACTCGCAGAGCCACTTACCTGTATTTAATTTCCTTATTGCCATGCAGTCCCCCTTGATAAAAGGGGATTAAATTACTGTATATAAAACCAGTATTCAATGTTTGATTATGGATTTTCAAACATGAAAAAGCCCGCTAAGCGGGCTAAATTAATGCAGAAGGGAAGCTTGCTGTTGGCTGGTGTAGAGTGGCACCTTATTGATTTGCCCAGGCGAAACAATCATTCCAGTCACGGTCTCGTGCGTTTTGAATGTGCAGCTGCAATTAATATTCTGGCACTGGTGATAACGTTCTTTTGTTTCTTTTGAAACATAGCGGCTGCTTTTTGCGTGGGCTGCTGTCTGGCATAAAGGGCAGTGCATCATCATCAATATCCTCAAAAAGGGCAGGGGAGAGCTACTTAGTTTGAATATGCAAATCGTGTTTTGCAAATTACACCCGAATTAAGCAGTTTCCGTTTCACCCTCTGTTTCTGACTGATATTCAATATCTGAAAGCAGCACTTCAAACTCAAGCGTGGTTGTATACCCGCTGCCGCTCAGGCTATGCGTCACCTTACTGATAATCCACGGCTGCGCATCGATCACCGACTTAAAGCCGCTCACCCTGACCGGCGTCTCCGGGTACAGGTCGGCACGTCCCATCGCGAGCGTAAGCGAGAACTCAGCGACGCCGCGCTGCAGCTTATCCCACTTTGCTTTAGCTGCCCGCATCGCGGCCGCTTTCGTCGCATACACGGTCGTCAGCGTAAAAATGTTGTCTTCAGTCCCTGCGAGGTAATCGCCCTCTCGGGCCTCTGGTGTTTTGGTCGCAGTCGTCTTTTTCTTTTTAGCCGCGGGGTGCTCCAGCGCGCGCAGGTGCTTTACCTTCGGCTTACGCTTCACCTTAACTTTCTTTGGCTTCGGGTCTTTGGTATGCAGCCAGCTCGCAGAGACGCCCGTGTATGCGCCTCGGTCGGCAATGCTGAAGCTGTGCCGGTCGCCATCCTGCCGCGTAATCGTCATCTGCGGAATCGGCTTGCCACTGGCAGTGACGCCGTTACCGGGCTTAATAAACAGAAGCCGCCCGGCCTTTACTGCCGCAACCGCGCCGTACAGCGTGGCGAGCCGCGTCAGAAATTTGGCGTCAGTCTCCTGCGTCTGGTCGATGTGAGCCACGGCAATTCCGGCGAATCCATCAGCCAGCATTGGCTTTAAGTTATTGCGTCCGGCAATCTGCGTCACGACTTCCCCCAGGGTTGTGTCGTGATAGGACACCTCCCGGCGGGAATTGAGTGAGCCACGGAAATCAGCACTGCGGGCGCGAATGGTCATGATGTCCGGCGCGCCGTGGTGCTCAACCTCATCAACGGTGAAATTACCTTTACCGAAAAGCGTCTGGCCTTTCCAGCCGAGAAACAGCGTTATCACTGCGCCGCGCACCGGCATAGCCAGCTGCCCGTCGGCGTCGTCCAGCTCAATATCCAGCTGGTCAGCCTCAAAGCCGCGATTATCGGTCAGCGTCATCGAGATAAGGCGATCCCGGATATTGGTTGTGACGTCTTTGGAGTTAACCTTGAGCATGAAATCCGGCGTCAGCTGCGCCCCGGCCTGCACCGGCAGGCTGCTTATCCCGATCATCCGAGCAGCTCCCCTGCAGTTGAAATCAGGCTACCAGCCGCCGACTTCACGCCGTCAATTGCTGACGTGAGCTGCCCTGGCAGATTGCTTGAGCCGCTGATAAGCCCGTCAGCCTGTTTCTTCAGATCGCCAAACATAGAGGTAAGCGACTCATCCACGCGCTTAAGGCTCAGGGTAAACATGATTTTGCTGGCCGTTCCGTTGGGGTAGAACTCGCTGAAGGTGTTAGAAATACTCTCGATCACGTACATGCCGTAAATCATGCCACTGCCGCCAATCAGCGGCCATGCCATCCCCTCGTCGGCCATCAGGCGGACGGTCATCAGCGACACCGAGCCGCCTGTGATTTCCGGGCGCAGCTCACCGGAAAGCGTAATTTTTTCATCGCCCGGACCGATAAACTGCGCCGACGGACGCTGCCCGAACCGGCTGTTAGTGGGCCAGCGGTAATCGATATTCTGCTGCATATCCCCGTAAGGCAGGGTCTGCCGCATAAACGGCATCATGCCGTAAATCATCATCATCGGTTAATCCTCCCAGCCCATTTTGCTGCGGTTCTGTGCCTGGCGGTTGCGCTGCTCTTTAGCCTGGTGCTGCGCCATCAGCGCCATTGCGTCGTCTTTGGTCATACCCTCATGCATGTTGATTTCATACTGATAAGTATTCTGGCTGCGGTCGGTGAATCCGCCCCCGGCTGACGGGGCTGAAACCGGGCGGTAAGGTGCGCCACCATAGGCGATGTTGTATTGCAGCCCGCCGGTATCTGCGCCCGCGCCACCGGTTGCTACCGGATCCGGGGACGGGACTTTGTCTTTGAGGCCATCGGATTTCGTGTCGATAATGCCGAGCTTATCCAGCACCCAGTTGATGCCGCCCATAAGCTGATCGAGCGCGTGGCTCGGGATTTTCAGCGCCTCGGCCAGCATGTTGCCGAACTTCTTACCCATGTCTCCGGCGGCGGCAAGTTCGGTCTGCGTGGATTTCACCGGCTCCAGCAGTTTGCCGAACCAGTCCCACAGCTCTTTGACCTTGCCACCTACCCACTCAAAAACCGGCTTCAGCGAACCGAAGGAGTCACTGATCGGCCCCATCGCTGCGGTGAAGCCTTCGGCCATGCCCGCGATAAAGGCGCTGATGGGTTCCCAGTATTTCTGCACCAGTAGCGCCCCGGCCACGATTACTGCCGCGACGGCCAGAACCGGCAGCGTGATAGCGCCGAGCGCGGCCGTAATCGCGCCGCCTGCGATGCTGAATGCCGTGCCTAGGAAGCCCGCCCCGGCAATCAGGGTATTCACGCCCGCTATCACCGGCCAGGCTACCAGCCCGATTGCGCCCAGCGCCCCGGCCAGCATCAGCCCGCCCATTACCACTTTTGCGATACCGCCCGCCAGCTCAGGGTTAGCCTTAATCCAGCCATCCACCTTGAGCAGCAGCGCCGCCGTGTCCTGGGTAAGCGTGCGTAGGCTGCCGTCGTTCTGATCAAACAGGTCGGTGCCGATAGCCTCATAAGCAGACTGCAGCTCTTTCAGGTCGCCGCCGAGATTATCCTGCATGACCTGGACCAGTTCGGCGGTTTTGCCATCAGAGGCTTTAAACGTGGCGGTCAGCTGGTCGAGCTTGCCGGTTGAGGCGGCGGTCATCAGCACGGCGGCCGATGAGCTGGCCTCCTCGCCAAAGATGGTTTTCATGTACTCGGCCCGCTGGCCCGTTCCCAGCTTGTGACGATCAAAGCTCGCCTGCATTTCTTTCAGGATGGTGAAGATCGGGCGGGTATTTCCTTTGCCGTCTGCCGTTTTAATTCCCAGCTCTTTGATAGCCTTGAATGATTCGCCGGTCGGTGCCTGCAGCCTGCTCAGCACGGCGCGGCTTCCTGTACCTGCCATTGAACCTGTGATTTTGGCATCGTGCAGAGCGCCGACCATTGCTGCTGCCTGTTCGATGCTGACGCCCGCGTTTTTTGCTACCGGGGCGACGTATGTCAGCGAGTCGCTAAGCCCGTCAAAGTCAGCGGCCGTTTTATTCATGGTCATCGACAGCACGTCGCCGATGTGTGCGACCTTATCGTTTGAGAGCTGGAAGGCTGATTTCATCCCCATCAGCAGCCCGGCGTTTTCCTCCATCGTGCGCTTGTTTGCCAGCGCCATGTTGAGCGTAACCGGCGTAACGGCCTGAACGGCAGCGGCATCGCCGCC